GGGAAATGCCAATCTCTAGAGACTTTTGCGGAATGCGAATGAATGCAAAGTTGCTTGTCCCGTCATTGGTGAAATACTCAGTAGAATATCGACCAAACACCATCATTAGGTTATCTGGTGTGCGCATGTTTCCTAATGACTTATCAGGCATAATCTCGGCGACTGCATAATCAGTTGGCGCAACCTGAGTTTCATCTGATAGCAAAGTATGATAAAGAAATTCGCCGTCGGTGAAGAAGTAATATCCATCAATCCAGTCGCCATCAATCGGTCTGCCAAAATCTGGATCTGTCAGCTTGGTTAGTACGCCAGAAGCATATCGGTATACATTACCACCAGAAATAACCAATTGAGACTGAAAAGAATAAGGCATTGAGCATTGACCGGAGCCGTCAATTGTTCCAATTGTAGAATAGCTTCCATCGCTGTCGATTGCGATTAATGAATTGCCTGAGACTTGAAAGTGCTTGCCAAGCCTGTCGTTAAAGAATCCGCCACGACACTCGCCGCTAGCTGTCATCAGCTTTTTTAATCCTGCATGAGAAATTAGATAGCCTTGCGCCCCTCTAATCTCTTTAGCGATTGCAATCATGTTTTTCGGCATGAAGTCGCGGTAGTCGGTTTGATTGCTTAGCTTGTCACCTCTGACAATTGGAACCTGAATTTCGCCCATCAGCAATCATCCCCTGTGTGCGGGTAGAATGGCGTTACATAGCCCCAATCTTTCCAGCCTTGGCCTTTTGGCATGTCTGCGCGCCGTTTAAGTTCAGGAACATTGATTAATAGCACTTGTAAGTTTTCCATGCTTTCGCGTGCATTATCCATATAGCTATCTGTCAGCATTACTTGATAGATTGGTGCAATTCGCTTGCCTAGCTCATAGCTGATTGCAGACATGGCAGAATCTTGAAAGCCTGTAGGATAATCAATATCAGCGCTTTGCATATCTGTTGAATCCAAGCGCAGTACAGGCGAAAGCTCAAGCATCATTTCTTTGTATTCTTCAAAGCCAATATCGAGCATGTCAGGCGTTGGCTGTCTCATGCCATTTGCGGCAGTAATGCCAGCTTTGCGAAAGGCTGAGTTTATAACATCTTTGATTGTGTACATTTGTGCGCCCTCGGTTTTTAGCTAGTATAGCTTGTATTGGAATTTTTTTGTATACTTGTTGCGCGGATAGGGTAGCTCCCGAAAGCTGTTAGCCTGACGGTTTCCGCAACCATTAACAGGCAATTATGAGAGGCGCATAATGAAATACCCATCACAAGACTACTTGAAGTCTATTTTCACATATTGCAAAGAAACTGGAATATTAACCAGAAAGCCAAGACCTAGAGAGCATTTTTCTAGTGATCGCACATTTTCAATGTATAACGAAATGTATGCTGGCAAGCCAGTTTCAGCAAGAAACGAGCTTGGATATGTAATTGCAATCATTAATAAAAAACAATATAGGGCGCACAGGATTGCCTGGATAATGGAGTTTGGCGACATGGATGGATATGTCATAGACCATATAAACGGAGTTACCGACGATAATAGATTGGATAACCTGAGGATATGCAGCCACAGACAAAACCTCAGGAACATGAAAAAGAAAGATACAGAATTACCTCTTGGTGTTTATTTTGATAAATCAAGAGGTACATACAAAGCTAGCGTTGGTCTTGGCGAAAAAGGCAAGGCTGTATTTAAAAGATTTAAGTCTGTTGATGACGCGGTATTGTGGCGAAACTCAATGACAAAAGAGCTTGGCTATCATGACTTTCATGGCAAAAAGAAGGGCGCATAAAGCGCCCTAACTTATTGATTTAAAATCAATTAAACTGTCCCGAAAAATTGCCCGCAACCATGAGGCAGCAGGGTTGCAAACGCTGGCAGGATATCAATCCGCATCGCTTGCACGTTTTTCAACGGGTCACTAGACATAGTGGCGCGCATTGATAAACCAGTGCTTGCGGATGTGAATACGCTTGAATCCCAGCCATTCAGCTTAGGCAGCTCGACAGTACCCATGGCAATCGCTTTTTCGTGCATGAAGATGTTAGGCTTGTACACTGTAGAAGCTGCGCCAAGGATAACAACCGCATCGCCCGCAGTGATTTGACGGTTGACTGTGTTGAATTGTGGGTTAGTTGAATCAAACACGCCAGCAACAGACAGCGTTACAGTAATGTCGTTACCAACAGCAGCAGCAGCAGCCGTTACAGTTGCAGTAAATGGAACCGCAGCGCCGTTACGGAATAGCACTTGCTTGGTTTGTTGGTTAATCCATGAAGTTGCAGTGAACTGAACCTGATCGCCAACAGCTAAAGCTTTAGATGCTAATGATGCTCCGGTTAAGGTAACAGTCATTTGCATGGTGTCTTTAACAGTGCTGTAAGTCAGTGTTGGGGTGGTCTTAACAGTGACAGTTGCAGCGCCTGCGGCAGTACCAGCAGTACGGTTTGATAATGCGTTAGACATAATCGCACGCACACCAGCAAAGTTGCCAGAGATTTGCGCATCTTCCCACGCTGAGCGGATTAACTCGACGTTACCAGAAGATAAAGCGCCTTGCTTGTCAGCTAATGCTTGAGCAGCCCAAGGATCCATGATTGCATACTTACGGCCGGTGTTTAAGCCTAAGTCGCTCAGGAATGAACCGCATTGCGCAACGTCTGACCACTTAGTGATAGCAGTGCCAACAGTGCCCAATTGCAGCGAGCCGTTTTTCAGAATGTAGTTGCCTAATTCTAACTCAAGCTCGGTATTCATTTTTTCATAAGCTGGAGCGAGAATTTCTTCCCACTGATTCAGCTTTAATGCCTGTTCGATTTGGTCATACGAAATGTAAACCGTACAGTAGTTGCTGATTTTAGCTTCGATTTTACCAGAGATTAAGTTACTTGCTGACAGCGCAGAAACATCACCAGTGGCAGTACGTAAAGCCTGGTATTGCATTGGGCGTTTCAGGAATACTGATTCACCTGTGTTTGGGTTTAACTCGCCTTGGATAACCTGGCGATCAACTGCGTTTAATAAAACGTTTGTGCTTTTGAAACCTTCAGCAAATTTCTTAAGTGTAATCTGACTGACGTTACTATTTAAATTATTCGATGGCATGATAGCCTCCTATTATCGAATGATGGCGTCTGGAAACATATTTTTAAATTTGGACTCACTAGCCGAAACTGGCTTAGTTGATCCTGCTTTAACTTGTGGCGTTGCTGAAACTGAAGTCTTTACCTTTGGCGCAGACTTAACCATTTTCGACAACTTGCCAATTTCTACACCAAGCCCCACTGGGTCAGATGCAAGCTCGGCGAGTCGCTTCATAATTTCCGGCTTTCTGCCTGCCGCTAAAACGATTAACTCCGGATTATCAGCGTGCATCAAAATTGCGTTTTGAGCCGCTAGCGGCAGTGAGTCAATTACATTTTTTTCAGCGGTAGCGTAGTCTGGAAACTTGCTAGCAACTTTTGTTTTGCGCTCGTTGTATTCAGACAGCTTGACATTGTACGCTTGTTGCAGCTTCTCAACTTCAGCGCTTTGCTGCTTTTGAGACTCTTCAAATTCGCGCTTCTTGGTAAAGTAAGCGGCCATCTTTTGTGCCAGCTTGTCTTTATCCCAATCAACATCAGCATCTTCTAAATCAGGCATCTTTTCAGAGAATTCAGCTACTGCTTGCACTGGCTGTTGCGCTACAGCTTGCGCTTGCTTTAACTGTTTATTCTCTCGCGCTAGCTCTTTGTATTGCTGGCGCAGATTCTTTGCCCAATTCGGCGCATCTTCAGGAATTTCGTCATCACTGACCTGCTCAGCGTCTGAAGTTGGTGAAACTTCATCATCACCGATTAATAACGTTTCTTCAGTTTCTTCAATCTCTGCTGGCTCGTCTGCTTGCGCTTCAACTTCTACCTGCTCGACTTCTTCAACCGTTTCAACTTCATCAATCTCGATGCTATCTACCTGTTCTGACATTTTTTAACCCTTTCAATTACTCGATGTAACGCCATCGGAGGCGTCAATATTATGTCGTGCCAATAAACCGCCGTCAAGTTATTGACTAAAATCCCTACTCATTGTATTAGCTGTTGTGCTAATGGCGTCTTGATTAGCCTTAAATGCTTGCGCTTCTTTCAGGTTAATCTCTGCACCAACGCGCTGAGCTTCAAGTTGTAGCTCTGCTCTGCGCAGCTCATACTCCATCAGGAATTTTTGATATTCCATTTGGTTTTTTTGCTCAGCGACTGCGGCTTTCTGCATCTCAGCTTGTGCCAGCAATACGTTTGGATCGACCGGAGGCTGCTGCGCCTGCATTTCTTGCTGAAGCTCTTGCATGATTTCCGCATCTTCTTCTTCAGCTTTCTTAACGCCATTCTTTAGCATCTGCTTGCGATTGAAGCGCTGCAAATCTTCCACACCTTCGCCTTCAGTGTTAGCGATGACCATTGACATAAGCACCGAATAATAAGGGTCTGTTGGGGGTATCATCTGAAGCATTGCGGCCAACTCTCTGCGCGTCTGTGTGCGTCTTGCTGAGAATGATTCACCAACATCAACATCAACATCAAACTTGCCTTGCGTAATGTCATTCAGCACAGCAATCTTGCCCGTTTGCCTGTCAGTGATTGCGCCTGTCAGTGTGCCAAAGCTGCGATTTCCTTCTTCATCTTCCATTGCAACCGTAAACTCTGAACCGTATATTTCACGCGCCATAGACAGCCAAACCTTGCCGACATACTTCATTGTCATTGCTGCGTTATCCATGTAAACGAATGACTGAGCATCTGAGCGGCTGAAGATTGCTTCAACAGTGTCTTGAGCAAGATTCGACGGCATTTGCTGCATATTCTCAGCTCCAGTGATTTGCTGAATGTTCTGACCTGCGTATTCCATCAGAGTTATTAGTGCTGGCGATACTTGAGCAGGCTGCAAGTAACTAGCAACTGCGGCAGGCTGAATGATGTTGCCGTTTTTATCC